ACAATGTAACATTTAAAGAAGTTGTATGGACTGAAACAGGTTCTTGGCAGATTCAAGGTGGTTCTGCATTTACTAATACTACAGATGCCGCTTATATTGAGCAGATTGTGACTGGTTCTATTTCCGAAGGTGTTACATACGAAGTTAAATACGATATTATTGAATCATTTAAAGACCAATATGGTGCTGAAATTGGTTCTATTACTGCAGAATTGCGTGGTGACACGATAGTTCAAGGTATTTCTAACACTTTAGTTGGTCATTATTCTGAAACTCTAGTTGCTCCTGCAAATACTACTATTCTTAGATTAGTTAATAGTGGTAAAGGTAAGATTGATAACATTTCTATTAAAGAACGTGTTACTGGTCAGAATGCTTGGTCTATGGGTGAAGGTTGGACATCTGATGGTGCAAAAGCATATTTAGATGGTTCTATTGCTTCTTCTACTGAAGTTTCTCAAACAGTTTCTATTGATACTGGTAAACTATACGAAGTTAAATACTCACTTGCAGATGTAGATAACGATAATAATGGTATGACTGGACGTATGAGAGTAACATTGGGTACTAACCCAAATCAGTTAATTTCTAATTGGAACTTCGATATTACAGATACTGATTTAGTTAATTGGACTAATTCAAGTGATACTGTTCAAATTATCGATGGACAACTGATATTTAACTCTGCTTCTAATGATACTTCTACTTACACACTATCTAACGCATTAGTTGGTGGTGTTAAATATGAATTAACTATTGATTGTGATTTAATTGAAGATAATATCCTTAACTTCCAAGTTGGACCTGGCCCTACTGGTACACATCCACACACTTTCCAAATGACTGAGTCGCAGGGTCAATGGTTACAAGAAAGCACAAATAACAGTTTAACATTCGAGCAAACCGATGGTTATCATGCAGAAACATATACACACGAATTTACAATTAAGTGGTTAAATGTTGGTGGTATTAATCAATATACGATAACAGAACAATCAAATCCTGAAGGACACGATGAATTAACGTTGGTTTCTACTACTATTAATACACCTAGTATTGATTTTGTAATCAACGGAAACACAATGGGTACTATTAATAAGTCTGGTATTCGCCATATTAACTTTATTGGTGAAATTACTACAGATTTAGTATTAAATATGAACGATTCTGGTGCTATTAATAGTGTTAAATTGGTTGAGGAAGATATTCCTGTTATTGATTACGATACTACTGGTTTAAACCAAGAGGGTGAGAAAGTATATCACGTTCGTGCTGGTTCATATGATCAAAAGATTCACTTTATCGGTGATGTTGATAATAACAACCCAGAGGAAAATAACCCATACTATTCTAATGTTGGTTTTGAAGGTTCTATTGATAATGTTTCAGTACGTGAAATTATTGAAAATTGGACGTTTGCTTCACAACAAGATGGTGTTGCATATGTTGATCAAAATACTAAACAAATTTATACTTCTGGTACTGGTCCAAACAACCGTGGTATTGCACATATCAATTTCGAAATTGAAGCCAATATGAGTTACAAGGTTGCAGTTAAAGTTGACAGACCTACAGATTCTATTCTTAAACTAGGTCCAACTCCAGATAGTTCGGAGTATGGTTCTTTAGTTATAGAAGATACTGACACTAATGGACTATTCGACGAAGCACGTGACTTTGTATTCAAATCACCTGTTGCTGGTACTTGTTACTTGACACTTTCTACTACTGGAAATGGTTACACATATTGGGACGATGTTTCAGTTAAGACAATTCCTAACCTTTCATCTGACGAGTATTTATTACTTGCTCGTTCTATGAATGTTATGGGTGTTCCAATTGGTGGTGAAGAAAGATGGAATTCTAATCATTTAGATATGGAAAACGCAGACTACACTGGACAACCTATTTGTGGTCATAGAACTATGGAATCATTCGGTGAGTCTGTAATTGAAGATTACTACGACGTTAATAGACGTGGTAACGAAATTATGAACCCACCTATTTCATTATCTACATTTGATGTTACTACTGGTCACAGAAGTGTTGCTTCTATTGTTCCTTCTTGTACTACTAATTTTGGTACTGAAGAATATACAATTAAAGCCGCTTGTGAACAGATTGTTGGTGTTTGGTATCCTACAGACCCTGCTCATTGTAGTAATATAGATTACACAACTCAAATAGATTGTGAAACTGTATTTGGTTGGTGGACTGTTGCAACGCCAGGTTCGTGTTCTGACTCGTTATATACATCTGAATATAGTTGTAATGGTGCTGGTACTTGTTCTGACCCTTCGTACTCGTTTGAATATACTTGTACTGCCTCTGGTACTTGTTCTGACCCAGTATATAATGATAACCAATTAGGTTGTATTGATTCTGGTGGTTCTTGTTCTGATGGAACTTCTACTACTTCTGGTGAGTGTTACGAGACGAACGGTACTTGTTCCGATGGTGTTAGTACAACTAATACTGAATGTGGAACTGCTGGTGGTACTTGGACACCAACTAACGTTTGGACTGCTCTAAATACTTGGACTAATGCTGGTAATACTTGGACGTCTGCAGGTAATACGTGGACGCCTGGTGACCCAGGCTATTGTTCTGATGGTATTCAAACATCTCAAGCAGTTTGTGAAGGACCTAGAGGAACTTGGATTGAAGAAGACTTCGAGCATTGTACTACTGATATACCATTCTTAACGGTTAACAATCAAACAGATTGTGAAGCACCTCGTGGTACATGGGATGTGACTGTTGTTGATGAAATGGGTGGTCAATGGGTAGAGATTGTTGGTGATGGTATTGATATGGATTACACAGTAATTTTAGGTGGTGTTGAACAAACTAACGTTCAGAACATCAACTTACCATATAAGATTAAGTTTGAGGTTGCTCCAACTACACCACTTGGTGAACAAGTATTAACTGTTACTAACTCTGACGGTGATACTGCTTCATTTACTGATGCACCATTTACAGTTACTGATCAATTGCGTATTATTACGGTAGTTGATATTAATACTATTACTGGTGCTGGTTTTGTTGCAGATACGGTAGTTGAGTTTATTTCATCAGGTACTACTACGGTTGCTGATACACCTGCCGTTACGGTAGTTGATGCAAATAACATTACAGTTTCACCTACACTTAGTGCAGGAACTTACGATGTTAGAGTAACAAACTTAGACGGTCAAACGTTTACTGAAGTAACTGCATTAACAATTGTATAAAATAATTGAGGGTGAGCAATCACCCTCATAAAGAATTAGAAAATAGAATAACTATTATAAATAGTTGTATTATTATAAATATTATTAAATAAGAATTAATTTATTGGAGATAACGAACAATGTCTGTAACACTATCAACCATATCAACGCAAGTTGACCAATTTAACGATATTCCAGATATCACCTTTACTGGTATTGATATTACAGAGTTCGTTGAAGAAGTAGAAATTTATACTAACACCCCTGCAGTGATGATTCCAACTAAGTTGAACGCTATGGCGGGCAACATGAAGGCTTGGTTAAATTCAAATGTAACTACCCCATTAGAAAACCAACAAAATACGTTTAAAGATGAAGTTGTCGTAAGAACAAATACTGCTATGAATGCTGTAGAAACTTACATGAACGATGAAGTTGCTGGTTTTATTAATACTGTATTTGTTCCTTGGGCAAACGATGCCGGTACTACATTATCAACTGCTTCTAACTTATTAGAAACAAATGTAACTACTCAAATGACGCAGTTACAATCAGACTATACTATCCACGTACAGAATCAAGATGCAATTATCCAACAGGCAATTGATGATATGATTCTTCAACTTTCACAGTACACTTCTGGTGCTGCCGATTCAGGTTACTCTATCCATCAAACGAATTTATTGATGTCAGATCTAACAATGACACGTGAGATTGGGTTTGCAGACTACAAATATACTAAAGATGGTCAAATCGCATTTGCAGAAGAAGGTGCTAATAAAACCCATCACATTGCTTACGATAAGTCAGGTAATATTATATCTTTTGGTGAGTCTATGCAAATTGACGGTGAACCACGTCCATTTGTTCAGCATCTTAAATTGGATAAAGAATTAGGAACTGGTTCTACTTCAGTTGAAAAGGTTAAGGCATATAGTATATTTAAATCAGTTTCAGAGACTGGTATTGAATCTTTTAGAGCTACTGCTCATGAGACAGACGGTGCGCCAGGTGTTGATCTAACTATTTTGAATAATACATCAATTGCAGATACAGATAACCCAGAATTAATTATTCGTCGTGGTAACTCTAATGCATTATTATTTGATGGTATTGACGCTGGTGATATGGTTAAAGTTTCTAACCTAGATGGTACTATTTACAACGATGGTATTTCTGGTCAATATGCAGAGGATTATGAAACAGTTATGTTTACACCACATTCTTCTTACTGTCATGATGGTCTTTCTTCTGTGACAGGTTGGGGTGTTGTTGTATCAGACGGTGCATCTGGTATCGATTCAGACGGTAGTGATTTTGATGATCCAACCAAATGTGAGAACTATTCAAATGCATCTGTATCATTATTAGACGACTTCAGTAGAACTTACGAGTATGATATTGTTGGCGAGTCTTATGATACAGACCTTTCTGATGGTCTTACATATAAAGTTTCTATTACAGATGATTCTGGTGTTGTTGATACTTACGGTTATACTATTGACGCAAATAAAACATTAGGTACTGGTGCAATTTTAAATGCAGTTTATGACGATGGTGTTTCTGATGTAAATATTACTAATGGTGGTTCTAAATATTCAGAAAACACATTCGCTAGAGCATTTGATTTGGGTGCTGTTGACGTTACAGGTTCTACAGAAACTAAAGCAGAAGCGACATTCACGTTAAGAAATGGAATGGTTGATTCTATTAAGGTAGTTGGTGGTGGTGCTGGGTATCAGGGTTTCTGGAACGTTGTTGTACCAGACGGTGGTAACGGACACACACATAACTTACAACTTTCACAAGCAGAAATTAATACTATTAAGTCTGGTACTACAGTAGTTTCTACTACAGTAGAGGGTGGTCATTCACACGATATTACAATTTCATGGAATTCATTTACTGAGAATTTTGTATTTGATTCACAAGTTGGTGCCCATGATCACGGTAGTGTTGCAGATTCATATCAAATTAACCCTTCTATTACAGTTGATTTCAGTGCTGGTCTTGGTGGTAACGCAGTTGCTCATGTATTACTTACAGAAACTAATGAATTAGATAAAGTTGTTGTTACAAACGGTGGTTCTGGTTATTTAGTAACAGATATAGTTTCTATTACTGGTGGTAACGAAACTACTTCTGGTGCAATTCAAGTATCATATGCAGACGGTGGTATTGATTCTATTTCATTAACTAATCAAGGTACTGGTTATACAGATACAACACCTAAGACAGTTTCAGTTGCTATTCAAAATAATGCATTTCAACCTTCAATTATTTCTGCTAACGTTGGTGATACTGTTGAATTTACTAACTTAGATATAGGTGCTCATACAGTTACTAATGAAGATGGTGCATTTGATTCTGGTGATATTCCACAGAATGCTGTGTTTAGTTACACTATTGTAGATGACACAGAATTAACAAAAGAATATAAAATTACAGATACACAGACTGGTGGTGGTGCAACTCTATGGGTTCGTGAAAATACAGTATTTGTAGATATGGTAACTTCTACTGGTGGTGGTATGCGTGGTATTGCTACGGTAAATGCTTCTGGTAATATTATTGACATCGCAGTTGACCGTCCAGGCAAAGGGTATGTTGCCACTGACACAGTTAAACCAATCGACGTTTCTGGTCCTGGCGAGGGTGCATATGCAGATGTAGTAACAAACCGTTCTATTGATACAATTACAGTTGACAGTATTGGTTCTGGCTATTCATTAGATACAGAAATTATTATTTTCGACCCAACTGGAACACCAATTTACGATGATTTGGGTGTTGAGATTGATCGTGTATATGGTTCTGGTGCGAGTGCAACAGCAACTATTTCTTTAGTTACAATTCCTGCCTTCTGTTCTGATGCATTGGTTACTGACGAACCTACTTGTACAACGACTGGTAATACTTGGACTGCTGAAGTACCACAAGGTGCTATTACAGAAGTTTCTGTAAACCGTGCAGGTAGTGACTATGTAGATATAGAACTTATTATCAATGACCCTCAAGGAACTGGTTCTGGTGCTATATTAAGTACAGGAATCAACAATGTGGTTAGTGATATTAACTTTACTTCACGTGGTGCAGATTATGACGAACCTTTAGTTCTAGTAACAGACCCTTCAGGAACTGTAGGAACAGATTCTACTAATACTGTTGGTGGTGGTTTTGAAGGAACTGTTGGTCTTAATAATGGTATTGGTGCAGTTACAATCGTTGAAGATTGGCATGATTATATTAACGGACAAACACGTGTTATTGTAGTAGACGCTCATCCTGAGCCTACTGGTTATGGTGCATCGGGTGTTGCTTCATTAGGTGGTGCTGGTAATGTTTCAAACGTACAAATTGATAATCCAGGCAGTGCATACAAAACACCAGTAATTATTGTTGCTGGACCTGTTACATATACAGGTGGTTCTATTAATGCTGCCGATACAGATTATGCATTATTTGGACCAGAAGGTAATACTGATGATTCACCATTCTCTGCTAACAATTCTGCAGGTACAAACTTTAAGAACGGTATTTTAGTACAATGGCAATCATACCAAGGTCACTCATTAAATGACTCTTGGGAATTTACTACACAATCATGGAAGAAAGGTACACCAGATTCGTTAGTGTATGAATCTTCTAGGTTTAACGGTTCTACAAACAACATGAAAGGTGTTATTACATTGAAAGATGTTTGGGACGTATAAACTATTATAAATAATTAAAAAATATATTTAAGAAGGACAAAGAAGAACTATGGATATTTTAACACTTGGTAAAATGAACCAAATGGCAAAAGACTTAGACCAAACGATGGAATTCCTAGCAAATTCTACATTTGAAACTCTAAAGGACATTTGCGATACACAATCAGACATCATAACAACTCAAACTGGTCAAGTACAATGTCTTGAAGACACAACTCAAGCAGGTGTTGACGCTTTAGCTGCTGCTGGTGGTGGTAGTATGGGTATGAATGAGTTTATGTTATATAACACTAACCATTGGTCTGTTACCAATGGTGGTTGTTGTTTACATTGGACTGTTCCAGAGAACGTTAAAACTATTAAATTTGAAGTTTTAGGTGGTGGTGGTCCTGGCGGTTCTTCTGGTGGTGACCATGAAGTTACTGTAGGTGGACAAGGTGGTGGATATGCATCCAAAACCATTTATGCAGAACAAGGTCATTTCGTGCCGGGTTCATCAGCATACACTTTATGTGCCGCTGGTACTTCACAGTGCTCATGTTGTTGCCAATGTTGTATGTCACGTAGACAGGGTTGTACTTCATACGCTACTGGGCCAGGTTTAAGTAACTTCTGTGCCGTAGGTGGTTTAGGTGGTTCAACACCATGGGATAAGATGTCAAATTGTTATGATTGCCATATGGGTCATATTCAATGTTGTGCATCAACATATGATAGTTCTTGGTCTACACAGTCTATTCATACACAGTTTTATGGTGCAGATTACGGATTTACAGGTACTACAGGATCATATACAAGAGGTTACAACTGTTGTAATGAGGTAAGAGGTTACTCTGGTGGTCCTACAGGCCCATTTGCAGTTTCTGGAACTGGTTCTGGTGGTCATGCTTGTACACAATGTTCAGGTTGTCGTGGTGGTCATTCTGCCTTCCCTGGCGGTGGCGGTCAAGGTCATGCGACTGCTTCTGGATCAGGTTGTTGGGGTGGATTTGGCGCTGGTGGTTTAGTTAGAGTCACTTACGCTTAATAGGAGAAAGAATAATGGAAAAATTAATTACATATAAAATTCCAAATGAACGTTATGGTACAGACGATTCAGAAGGTAAAACGTCAACAGTATCATATAACGGACCAGATAAATTAATTTGTTGGGTTATTAATAATGAAGATGTGACTAGAATTGTAGATGCATTCGCAGAAGATGAATTACCTGATAGACCAACACCAAAAAACTACACTGTGGTTGAAATTGATGCAACAGAATCAGATGAAAATGCATTAAGAATTGCACTAATTTATGGTGGTATTCCATCACAAAGACAACTTGAAGTTGATAATGGTGTTGCAGAATTACCAAATCCTGCAATTGCAGATCCAATGCATTTAAGGGAAGTTTATTCACTACCTAAAGCAATGGATAATGATTGTATTAATTTAGATACAATGGAATGGAAACCATTAGAATATAGAACTGGTGATACTGCAGATAGGGATGATGCTTCAGTAAGAACTATTAGGGATGCATTATTACACCCTACAGATGGTAAAATTGCTGAAGATATGCCAGAATCTTTAAAACAAGAATGGTTAGACTTTAGACAACAATTAAGAGACTTGCCATCTTTAACTACCAATATCCCTAACAATTTAATAGGTTATCCTACTGCACCTGATCAACCAGATGGATTGGATTTAATTGAAGACCTTGTTAGGATTGCAGATAGAACACAGTCAGATCAAGAATCAATTGATCTACAGTTACCAGATAACATTACATAATATAATTTATTTAGAATAAGGAATAACAAATGGATATTTTAACACTTGGTAAAATGAACCAAATGGCGAAAGATGTCGACCAAACGTTAGAATTTCTAGCGAATACGACTTTTGAAACTTTGCGCGATGTTTGTACAAAACAGGGAGAAATTGAAGCAACTCAAACTGGTCAAGTACAATGTCTTGAAGACACAACTCAAGCAGGTGTTGACGCTTTAGCTGCTGCTGGTGGTGGTTCAAAACCATATAAAGAATTTATGTTATATAACACTAACCATTGGACTGTTACCAATGGTGGTTGTTGTTTACATTGGACTGCACCCGAAGGTATCAAATCAATTAAATTTGAAGTTTTAGGTGGTGGTGGTCCTGGCGGATCAGGTGGTTATGACCACGACATTGGTGTTGGTGGTTGGGGTGGTAACTATGCCTCAAAAACACTTGAAGAAGGTGTAGATTTTACTGCTGGTGTATCGGCATACACTTTATGTGCCGGTGGTACTTCACAATGTGCCTGTTGTGGACATTGTCAACCTTGTCATACTGGTTGTACTTCATACGCTACTGGGCCAGGTTTAAGTAACTTCTGTGCTACTGGTGGAGAAGGTGGTTGGACTGCTTGGGATAAGCTAAGTTCTTGTTATGATTGTTCTATTGGTGCTCAATGTACAATCGGTCATGTGGTATCTGGTGGTTGGGGTCAATGCCAATCTTGTACTCCAGGCTTCTTCGGAGCAGACTATGGATTTACAGGTACGCCAGGAATGATTAATAAAGGATACTCATGTTGTTCTCACTTATCAACAACACGTGGTGGTCCAACTGGTCCATTCTCTGGCTCAGGTTCGCAAGGTCAGGATACTAACCATTGTACAACCACAGGAAGGGGTTGTTGTAGGGGTCATGCATATTTCCCTGGCGGTGGTGGTGCCCATGGTGGTTTTTCTGGTGGATCAGGTTGTTGGGGTGGATTTGGCGCTGGTGGTTTACTTAAAGTATCATACCAATAGAATATTAGGAGTATAGAAAATGTCAGAATTAACAAAAACAATTACATATAAAATTCCAAATGAACGTTATGGTACAGACGATTCAGAAGGTAAAACGTCAACACATACATACGTTGGTCCTAGCCATTTGATGTTATTCATGGATAAAGAAACACATATGGTTAAGGAAGTACAAGATATGGACAACTTATGTGAACAACCTACACCACTAGATTTTTACGAATTAGTATTAGATTGTGATGAATCTGTTGAAAATTGTATTAGATGTACTTTAATTGGTCCTGTAGGTTATGATAAACCAAAAGTTTATGAGGTTGCAGTAGGTCCAGAAAATCAAAAAAATAATGTAATCAAAGACCCAACACACATTTCAGAAGTTTATGATCAAAATTCAGTTGCCGAAGGTTACAACGGAAGTGAGTGGGCAGACTTGACTTATGAAACTGGTCGTTGTGGTGACGATTTCCCTAACAACGAATGGGGTAGGGATAATTGGAATATGGAGTTTATTAGAGGTGTTAGAAATGATGATTTAGAGGCATCAGATGCAGCTACATCTGAAGATATGCCAGATAGTATAAAACAAAAGTGGATTGATTATAGACAACAATTACGCGATCTTCCAAACGATTGGGACGGTGTACCTGCAGATTTAATTGTTATTCCACAGGCACCAGATGAAGCAGATGCTTCAGTATTTGCAGATCCTGATGTAGATGTAATTAATATTAGTGATAGAACTGGCGATGATGATGTAGTGGTCGCTCAATTACCAAATAATGTAAATTAATTAAAGTATCAAACACTATAAAAAATTAAACCCCCTTAATTGGGGGTTTTTGTGTTTATATATATTAATGAAATTTTATATTATGATAGGTATATGAACAATGAAAAGTATTAAAAAAGTAGTTATAGTAGGTGGTGGTAGTGCCGGATGGATGACTGCATCTAGTTTAGTGAAAAATTTCCCAGATTTAGAAATTACAGTAATTGAATCAACAGATATCCCCACCATAGGTGTTGGTGAATCCACCATTAATTCAATTAATATATTTTTAAAAGACTTAGGTCTTAAAGATTCCGACTGGATGAAGAAGTGTAATGCCGTATATAAAACATCAATAGATTTCACTAATTGGGACGGTAAAGGTACAAGAATACGTTATCCATTTGGTGAATCTAATTTCTTTGATGATTATATAGCTGCAGATTGGTTTACTAAAAAGGCATTGATAGGTGCAGATAAAGATGAATTTACATCATTTGCACTTGGTTCTGATCAAATGATTAGAAATAATAAATTAACTAGAGATTTTAAAATACGTGGTTGGAATTTTGATAAAGATACAGCATATCATATGGACGCAGGTCTATTTGGTGATTATTTGAAAAAATATTACTGTATTCCAAAAGGGGTTACACAAACAATAGATACAGTAATTTCAGTAACCCAAAATGAAGATGGCGATGTGGATAAATTAATTCTATCTGGTGGTGATACTGTTACTGCAGATTTGTTTATAGATTGCACTGGGTTTAGATCATTACTACTAGATGGGGTATTAAACGAACCTTATATTTCATTTACAGATAAACTTCTTAATGATAAGGCAATTGCAATAAGAATACCTTATGTTAATAAAAACGAAGAACTTGAACATTCAACAAATGCAACTACATTAAGTTCTGGTTGGGTATGGAATACCCCACTGTGGGATAGGATAGGCACAGGGTACGTGTATAGTTCTAAGTTTTTAACTGAAGAAGAAGCAGAAAATGAGTTTAGAGAGTATTTGATTAATGATAGGGATATTAAACATAGTAGAGAGGAAATAGAATCAATTAAAGCAATGCACGTTGATATTAATCCAGGCATACGTGAACGAAGTTGGGTTAAAAACGTATGTGCTATTGGTCTATCAAACGGTTTCATAGAACCAATAGAAGCAACTGGTTTAATGTTGACACATAATAGTATATTTGCACTAATACAAACATTACAAAGACGTAATTGTGGTGTAAATGGTTATGATAAAGAAATTTTTAATAGAAATATTAGAGTTGGAATGCAAAAATTCACTTCATTTATAGCAGCCCATTATGCTATGTCAGAACGTGATGATACACCATATTGGAAATATGTAACTGAAGATATAAAATATACTGATGATTCTTCAGACGAGTGGAAAGGTTTAATAGATTATGTACCTGAAAAGATAACTCTATATTCAGATTGGTCTGGGGAAACACCAAGAAAAAATGGTATGTCTTTTATCATGGCAGGATTTGGATATAACCCAATAACTAAAATGGGTATAGAAATGTTTTATGGTGAAGATAATATGAATGTTCCATATTCTAGGTCTAAAGAAATTGAACAACTAATATCTGAAGAAATAGAATTAAACAAAGATTATATCAATTCATTACCTACACATTATGAATTCCTAAAACGTACAATTTATAGTGGTGTATAAATAATTTCACAAAAGGTTGACTTTTACATAAAAATAGGGTATAATAACTCTATTATGATTATATTATTAACAAGTGAGGTGAAAAATGAGCAATCGCTCTAAAGCGTTTTTTATAAACGGTGGTGCAGGACGTGTTCTGTGTTCAATTCCAGCATTGAATAAATATGCAGAAGAATCTGGTGATGATGATTTTATTATTGTTTGTGAAGCAGGTATGGACTTCTATAGGGGACATCCAAATCTACACAAACGTGCTTATGAATCATGGCATAAAGGTTTATTTGAAAACCACCTTAAAGATAAAGATATAGTATCACCTGAACCATATAGGGTTAATGAATATTTCAATCAGAAGTGCAATTTAGCACAAGCGTTTGATATAATAATTAATGAGTTAGTCGAACCAAGGGTTTTACCAGATCCAATTATAAAACTAAATAAAAATGAATTAATTCAAGGTCACCAAACAATACAAGAGATGAAGTCATCTATTGGGAAAAATAAGGTAGTAGTAGTTCAACCATTTGGACGTTCTATTTCAAAAATGGGTGATTTTTTAGTAGACCAATCCAGCCGCTCTTTTGAATTACAAAATATTATTAACATTATTGAGAAACTAAGAAAAGAGTATTTAGTTATTGTAATGAGCGAATACCCAATAACAGTATCTACAGATGAGAAAAATATGGTAGCATTCCCACAAATACCTGATATTAGATTATGGGCATCCATTATTAATTCTGCAGACCATTTCTTAGGGTGCGACTCTGTAGGTCAACATATCGCAAAATCTCTAGGTAAAACTGCAACGGTAGTAACAGGGTCTACATTCCCAGAAAATATTAGTTACCCAAACTTTGATGGGTTTGATATTGTAGATATTGGTAAAGATAAAAGGGTTTATTCCCCTATTAGAGTTTCTATAGATGATGAACGTGATCGTGGAAATGATGAAGTAATGATGATGGACGAAGAACAAGAGCAACTTGTAGTTGATTCTGTAGTTTCGTTTCTAGGTAAAGGTGAAAGGTTTGAAGGTTCTTTTACACCAACAGAAGAGTGTGGTGGTAGTTGTGGGTCTATTCCTGCAGGTAGTAATACACCAGAATATAAATTTAATACAAAGAACCTTTTAGGAGAATTATAATATGAGTCAGTGGATTGCAGGTATTGCTAGAGGACATAACGGTGGTGTATGTCTATTAAAGGATGGAGAGGTTGTTTTTGCTATTGAGGAAGAGCGTTTAAGTAGACAGAAATATGATGGTGGACCATATGCTTCTATGGTTAAGATTTTAGACTACACAGATAAGTTAGATTATCTTGTAATTTCACATACACAACCAGATGATTCTAGAGTTGATTTTAGTGGTGATAGTGTTTATACTGGTCTAGCACGTAAATTACGTTTAATTGATGACCCAGAAAATCAAGTATTAGATTTACACAAATGGCACCATAAGTCACATTCTGCCTGTGCATTTTACCGTTCTGGTTTTGAAACTGCAGTATCAGTTATTGTAGACGGAGCAGGTACATTCATTCCAATGAATATTAATGGTAATGAAGAAATGACTTGGGAATTAGAAAGTATTATTAATTGTAAATATCCTGCAGATTTTAAAACGTTATATAAACACCAAGGTGGTAGAGGTCCATGGCAAGGTGCTCATTTACCAGAAGTTTCTAGTGAACGTGAAGGTGAAGAAGGAACACATGAATTGATTCTTGATGATACTGCAGGTATTGTTAAGTCATATGAAGCAGTTACACAATATTGTGGTTGGTCACCTATTGAAGCAGGAAAGACAATGGGGTTATTTCCTTACGGTAAACCAAATGATAAATTCCCTAATATCTATACAGATGCAGGTGGTGAGTGGAAAACGGCAGATAGAAATGTAATTATTCCAACATATCCGAATGGTGCATTAGTTAACTTTGGTAAGTATAAGTATTTAACTTCTAGTGAAGAACAAATATCAGGTGACGTAACATTACTACAAAACCGTAGAGATATGGCATATGCAGTACAGACTGAATCTCAACAAATGGTATTAGATTTAATCCGTAAAGCAGTTAAAATGAGTGGAGAGAAGAACGTTGTTATTTCTGGTGGTTACGGTCTTAACTGTGTAGCAAACTATTGGTACTTAGAACAATTGAAAGATGAGGACATTAACATTTATGTAGAACCTATTTCTAATGATGCTGGTACAGCAATGGGAGCCGCCATGTTGGTACACCATTCTATTAATAAAGATAGTAAAGTTAGAGATTTTGCAGAATCGTTATATCTTGGTCCTGTACAAAAGAATACTACTGAAGAAATTATTGAAATTGCTAAGAAATATGGTGCGACTGGTGTGTTTGATGAACAGTACTCCACTGATGCAGTTAAGTTAATTCTAAAAGGTAATATTGTTACATTATTCCAAGATAGATGCGAAAATGGTCCTCGTGCTTTAGGTAACCGTTCTATCCTATTCGATCCACGTACACTTGATGGTAAAGACTATGTGAATAAAGTTAAACGTAGAGAATACTTTAGACCTTTTGCAGGTTCAATATTACACGAACACGCACATGAGTGGTTTGATATGAGAGGTCTTGAAGAGTCACCACATATGATGTATGCTATGAATTGTTCAACTGATGAATATGCAGAACAAATTCCAGCAATCATTCACGTAGATGGTACTTGTAGAATTCAGACTGTAAAAGAACATCAAAATCCAGTTTACTATGAAATGATTGACCACTTCTACAAAGAAACTGGAGTGCCAATTTTATTCAATACATCTTTCAATCTTGGTGGCGAACCACTTGTTGAAACTATTGATGACGCCATTCGTACACTTGCCAATAGTGATATTGAATATCTCTATATTCCAGATAATAATTTAATAATTGAGGTTAAAAATAAATGAAAAATATTATAGTAACAGGTGGAGCAGGGTTTATTGGTAGTAGGGTTATTAAAAAACTCAATGATAGTGGGGTGACTAACATTATTTTAGTTGATGACCTAACAGACGGAACTAAAATTAATAATATTAAAGATCTTCAGATTAGTGATTATATTGATAAAGAAAATTTTATTGAAATTTTATCAATATTAGCAGAAAACGACATGGTTTCAGAAATATACCATTTTGGTGCTGAGTCATCAACAACTTGCAATGATGGTAAATACTTAATGTCTAACAACTATCAATTTACTTGCAATATAATGAATATATGTGCTAAACATAAAATTAATTTATTATATGCATCATCGGCATCTGTTTATGGAAGTGAAGAAGAATATTTCCATGATGAAAAAGACAACTACCAACCAAACAATATGTACGGTTTTTCAAAACTACAGGCAGATAAATATGCAAGACCTTTAATGAAGAAATGTAAAATGATTGGTCTTAGGTATTTTAATGTTTATTCTGATGGTGAATTCGAAACACATAAAGTTGGTATGAAATCACCAACTGCTTGGATGAAAGAACAATATGTGTCTACTGGTAAAATTAAATTATTCAAGGGTTCTGATGATTATAAACGTGATTTTATTCATATAGACGAAGCAGTTGATAAAACAATACATTTAATGGAAATATGTAAAAGTGGTGTATATAATATTGGTACTGGCGAAGCAAGATCTTTCCTTCAATTAGCAAAAGATGAAATTGGCGTCAGTGATAGTGATATTGAATATATTAATATGCCAGATGAACTGCAACAACACTATCAAAAATACACCAAGGCAAATATGTCGTCATATGAACAAATCATATGACCTGACTATCGCCAGGTCTAATACGATAGTTATCGGATGATTCGTCTTTACTAGATGATTCCATAACTATCGTATTATCTTCTAAACAAGTTACTTGATGTGGTTTCATAGGTGGAATAGTTATTACATAACCTTTTTCCATTATAGTTACGTGTGTTGAAGAATCTGACATATCCATAAATTCAATCTGTATTTTCCCTTCCATAATGACCCACGTTTCGGTTTTATTTTTATGGAAATGCATTGATGATTTATGACCTTTCTTGTAGAAGTGCAGTTCCTTCATACAATATTGCTCATTACTTTCATGTATCAGTTCGTGTCCCCAACCCTTTTGAATTCTAGTCGACATCTTTAATCCTCTTAATCACATTTGTTGTACTCTTTCCTTCTAACGTTGGAAATATAACAACTTCATCTACAATATCAGCACCTACAACAGTTTCAACTGTGTAGTCACCACCTTTCACTATCACGTTTGGTTTGATTTTTTTAATCAACTCAATTGGTGTGTCGTCATCAAAAATAACAACTTCATCGACACCATCAATTGCTTCTAAAATAAGTTTTCTATCTTCCTCATTGTTAATAGGGTTTCGTTTAATACGCTCTACCGACTTATCACTGTTAATACCAACAATTAACCTATCTCCCAATTTAGCAGATTCCTTTAATAAGGCAATATGACCACTATGTATAATGTCGAAACAACCGTTAGTAAACACAACCTTTTCAATAACATCTTCATATTTCGGAACAGCAGTACCAACTTTACCTACTACTACACCAGCCGCTTTGGTTGCCTTTCTCATAGCAGTTTCAACACCTTCGTGTAAGAAAGAAGCAAACGTTGCTATAACAGTATCACCTGCTCCTGTAACATCATATACTTCTTTTGCTTCAGAGTTTAATTTAATATGATTATCCTTATCTACCCATACCATTCCCTCAGCACCAAGGGTAACCAATATACCCTTTAAGTCTAAAAGAAAAACCACATCACGTGCTAATTCTATACTAAATTCACCATACACTTCTTCAAACTCTTTCTTATTTGGTGTTAAGCAATAAGCACCTTTGTATTTTATCCAATCAGTACCTTTAGGGTCAATAATAACTGGACAAGAAAAATCCATTAAATAGTCTAAATACTCACCACATATAGTACCTTTATTATAGTCAGAAACGATAATAACATCAGGTTGATAATCTATTGTGTTATTTTGTGGATATTCCACATTACCGTGATCAATACGTACTAATTGGTTTTTGTCCGACATAATTCTAATTTTAGTAATAGTCTTATTTTCATAAGAATATCTAAAGTTATATTTAACGTCATTTTCTGTTAATTTATGTGTTAGGATCATAGAGCCTTTATCATACCCCACACACCCATATAACCTTGTATCGGGGGTAAATACCTTTGTGGCAAGTGCAACGTTGGCTGCACCACCAAGTCTATGAGAAACCGATATATCGTCCACTACTGGAACAGGTGCTTCTGGTGATATCCGTGTGCAACTGCCATTCCAGTATTCGTCCACCATTACATCACCAATAACTATAATTTTCTTTTCATTCATCACTAACTATCCATTTTATATAAATATACCAATTACGTTAATATGTATAACGACAATATAACAAGGAAACCCTATGGAAGATAAAGAAATTAGGGACTCGATTGATATTATGAAAGAACGAATTACTAGACTTGAGGAGCAAATGAAAACTGTCTATAATAAGACAGAGGTCATTGAGGGTAAGGTAGATAAGTTACTTGAGCAGAGTTCATCACAAAATGTCGATATCGCAACCAATCAAATACAGATTGGTAATGGTGAACGATTCTTTTGGTTAGTGGCATCTGCTGTTATTGGTTTAGTAATATATTGGATAAAGGGTGGATGATGGTATGATTAGTTTTTTATTTGATTTAGAGATGCTTTTGGCAATACTAGGTGCTACACTTGGTATTGGTGGATTTTTATTTGCTCTAAAACATCGAAAGTTTTATTCAGTTTATGCTCGTTCGTCAATACTACTAGGTGGTATTAGTTCGACACTTCATTCATACAATTTCGAGTTCATCAGACAAATATTAGAACCGACAGATTTTGCTATTGCTTGTGTATTGATACAAGGTATGTTTAGTTTGTCTATTCTTGCATTCACATATACTATTTTACGTTTTAAGTGGAAGTGGCAAGTTGATGTAGAATCGCATTGCGACTATCAACATTGTAATCTAAAAAGGACTAATAAATAGTTAATATAAGAGAAGAATTATGGCAAAGTTACAATCAGCAACAGAATTAAAAGAATACGCATATCGTAGATTGGGTTATCCAAAGGTAGAAATACAAGTGGACGACACTCAAGCATATGACCGTATTGACGATGCTATTCAATTATTCGTTGAACGACATTTCGATGGTGTTGAAGAAAAGTTTATTACAATTAGGTTTGTTGCTACAGATGAAGCAAACCAATACTTAACATTAGATGATGGTATTGTTGCAGTTACACGTATTTATGAGCCTGGTGCATATTCTTCTGAAGCGATGAATGATGTTCGTTATAGAATTATGATGGATCAGATGTTTGATATGACTAAAGTCAATATGCAATATTTTGAAATGACTATGCAACATTTAGATCTTATTTCTGATTACTTCAACCCAGACCGTACATTCACTTACAATAAAGCAAATAATCGTTTATACTCTCATTCTGGAACTATTCTAGGTCCATCATGTAATGTTAAAGGTGTTTGTTCAGATACTTCTTACACAGACGAAACTGCTTGTACAGGTGCTTCTGAAACTTGGACAGCATACGACACAGAATCTAAATGTACTACTGCTGGAAGCAAATGGTACAATGGTAGTAGAATTATTGTTAGGGCATTTGTTGCAGTTGAACCAGATGAATCTACATCATACGCACTTGACGTATATAACGACGAATGGATTAAAAAATATGTGACTGCATTACTTAAAAAGCAATGGGGTTCTAATATGAAGCAATTTGATGGTATGCCATTGCCTGGTGGAATTGTTGTAAATGGTCAACAGTTATTTGATGAAGCAAATGAAGAAATTCAAAGATTAGAAGAAGAATTCTCATTGAATTACGAAATACCAACTAACTTTCTTGTAGGTTAATATAATGGGTATGTTCGACAATATGTCAAAATCACCAATGATTAAATCAATGGTGGAAGAAATAGTACAAGTTATTGGGTTTGAAGCCAAGTACCTACCACGTAAGTACAAAAACTTAGATCCTATTTTTGGTGAGGATCCAACTTCACATTTTGATACTGTATGGACATTAAATATTCTTGTAGATGAATACCAAGATTATGGTGATATTGGTGACTTCTATTCAAAGTTTGGAGTACAAGTAACCGATGAAATGAAGGTATCTTTCACAAAGAAAGAGTTTGCAGAAGAAACAGTTTCTACAGATGATGATACACCAATTGCAGGTGATTTATTATATTTTGGTGACCTAGAAGCATTATTTGAAGTAACGTTTGTTGGTAACGATTCTTCTTTTTACCCAACTCCCGATGGTCCACAACACGTTTGGCAAGTTAATCTTAAACCTTGGGAATATGACCACGAAAGTATTGATGTTACAGATACAGAAATTGAAGGTCTTGAAGCAGATATTCAAACTTCATTAAATAATGAACTTAATACCCCTGATTGGGATTTAGAAGATGACGACGTTCTTAATTTTGAAGAAATGAACCCATTTGGAACAATAGGATAATATTATGTTTGGTACTACTTTTTATCACGGTTCTACTCGTAAACTTATTGTTGCTTTTGCTTCAGTATTTAATAATATTCACGTCCAAAGAAAAGAATCAGATGGTACTTTAATTAAAGATATTAAAGTTCCTATTGCATATGAATCACAAAAGAAATATCTTGCTAGATTAATTAAAGATACCAAAAAGAATCGTCAAGTTCCACGTATGGGATTTATTATGAATGGTGTTGAAATTGATTTAACACGTGCCGGTAATCAAATGAATGAATATCGTTATGACCATGAAGATTCAGATAAAGCATACAAACACTTTTCTCCTATCCCATATAATTTTAACTTTACGTTAGATATTTACGTAGATTATATGGACGATGGTTTACAAATAATTGAACAAATATTACCTTATTTTCAACCAGATTTTAATGTTGTTATTGAAGAAGTACCACAACTTAATGTAGAACGTGATGTTCCTATTGTACTTAGTGGTGTTACTATGACTGATGAATTTGAAGGTGATTTCGGTGAACATCGTATT